AGTGGACTTGCATAATTTTTACACAGTCCGAGCCTCCTATGAATCCTTTACGGTTCATCTTGTTCTCCTTTATTTATAATGGTTAGCGTACTGCATTAGTGCAGTATGGTCAACCAATATTTATACTGCCGTTAGGTTTGTTATACTTTTCAAAGTCCGATGGTTTGCAGTAGCCAAGTTTAATCAGCTCTTTCTTTAGCTTACCTCGAAGCCAGTCTTCACCAACACGTTCACCGTTCACAATGCGATTGGCATTGATACGGTATCCATCAACGTGATAGTTTGATTTTTTGTATTCTTTGAGAGCTGAGACTGAGCTGTTGGCTTTGGCAATGTGGGCATCCCAGACATTTGCTTGGACTGCTTTATGCGTAAGATTTTTCATGTTGTTCTCCTTGTATTTCTACTCTTTTCATTTTCTTAATTTTAAAGAAGCCATCATACTCTGGATGCAGGTGCATAAAGTATCTGGCATACAGCGCAATGTAGTCATTGCTTATTTTAAAATCATCACCTGTTGTTTCAATGCTGGTTTCCCATCTAATGCGATTGACTACAAGCCATGCGCTTAGTCTGTTGTGGCCTCGATTGATTGCTCTGAAAGTAAACTCTTCGAACAATCTAAATACATGTGGGTTTTGCTTGTGCCACTCCCACCACTTTTGTTTAAGGTTCATCTTTGTTCTCCATTAGTTTTATAAATCTGTCACCACTCATGATGACTATTGTTTGCGGTTGTCCAGTCCGTCTTTTGTAGAAAGCAATGTCTCTGCCTTCTAATACTTTGAATGGGCTAGGGAAGTTAGACTTGTCTCTGTACTTTACTTCTCCCACCAGTTCTTCTCCGTTGAGTTCGAGTTTGATGTCTCCGCTATACTCGCCTCCCAAACTGCCTGAGAGGGGTTGCCTTTTCGCTTTGATACCCGCTTTTTCGAGCCAGTTAACAAACCACTTTTCGTGGTAAGTTCCTTTGTTTTTGTTACGGTTTGCCATTTGTCTTCCTCATAACAGTTTAGGCATACATACCAGTGCTTTTGCATAGTATGCCCCGAGTTATTTTTTAGGATAGCAACATACCAGTGTGTCTTAGTCTGACATGCTATGCACGTTGCTGCTCTTCCTTTTCGTGACCTCGATGTCATAACCTAAAGCATCCAACCAACAAATTAACATGAACCCAGAGGGAATACGTTTGTGCGCTTCCCACTTATGAATAAGTGAAGAGGTGCAACCAATCTTATGAGCTAATGACTCTTGGCTTAAACCTCGCTCGAATCGAGCTTCTATCAACAGGCTTATTAGCTTCTCGTAGTCTCTTGGTATGCTCACTGGCTTTTTGTATCGAGTAAAGTTCTTCGATAACATTGATGACTTTCACAGCTGTATCATATCTGAGTTCTGTATTGCCATTGATTGTTCTGTAGTATGTTGAGGTAGGAATCTCAGCACGTTTAAAACATTTGAGCAAGGAGACATCAGCCTCCTTTGCTCGATCTTGCAAATAGTTCAGATATGATTTCATACTGCACTTATGCAGAAAAATTACTGCATTCGTCAATAGGTATCACCCCAGTCTTTTCTATCCTCTTCATTGCTCCATCCTTCCCAGTATGCTTCGATTTCGTTTTCTGACATTTGTTTTTCATTTGCAAAGTTAATGCCTAAACTATCTAACCACATATGAGGAACAGGTTGACGACCATAGTATCGATCAGCAGCTCCACGTTCAGCAGCTCTTGCTTCTCGATCCATTACATATGATTTTACTTTACCCATTATTTTTCCTTTTAATATGAATTAAGTTCTGAATTAATTCTGTAGTATTCTCCATTTACTGGTCCACATTCACATTCTTCACAAACGCGAATCTCTTTGAATGTTTGGGGATGCTCAGAATAATAAAGATTATCAGCTTCATCACCACAATATTCACATATTTCAGTAGGGGATTTCATCATCAAAACTTTCTTTGCTAAGGTTATAGTTTTCTTCCCATGCCCGTTCAGCACGTTCTACAAACTTATCATAGTTGAAGTTTGGATTAGTAGCTTTCAGTTCATCAGCAACATACTTGATTGCTGTTGCCCAGCTAAGATGTGGAGCAATCTTATCTGCAATAAACTCATAGTCTCTGCGTGTAAATCTAGGTGTTGTCATTGTACCATCTCCATCCATTGTTTTGATTTCATTGCGCTAGCAATTTGTAGTTCACGATTGTATTTCGCAATCTCTGGTTTGCGTAAGTCTTTTGTATGTGTAGCCCAGTAAGTAAGGCAGTTGTATAAAGCCCACTTATTAGAACCAAGAGCATTGCGTTCATCGCTCCAGATTCCCAGCAAGTTCTCGAGTTGCTTTTCGTTTGTCTTGGTGACTGATTGCTGGCGTGTGAATGCTTTGCAGACAGTCTTTTTGAAAAAGTTTTCGACTTGTTTCTGTTCTAGTTTAGTTTGCATCCAGCTTTGCCATACATCTTTGCGAGACATAAAATGCTCAAGTCCATTGACAACTTTGGCTGCTGATCCTTCTACGTTGATAGATGCTGTATGTTTGTATCTACTTTTAGCTACTGCATCAGCCGTTGTACATCCGTTCAAACACCATAGTCGTAGACCGTTGGCTTGCTGAGAAAAAGACCAAGACGCATCATAGCTATTAAAAAAGCTAACACGAAACTTAACATAGTCTCCGACTGCTGGTTCAATAGTAAGATTATTAAATAATATTTCACCTCTTAATTTGCGTCCGTCTTCAAGTACATCAACAGTGACTTCATAATCTTCCGATAGATTTGCAGTCTTCACTCCGTCAATAACTGAGTTTACTACATCATCGTGCGTTACAATTTTGTAGCGTGATCCGTGTACACCTAAAACTTGATTTGTATCAGTGCGTACAACAGATTGATGACCGTCAATAATATTCCCAAGCTGGTCATAAATTGGTTGTTGTTCGACTGGAAAGTCAAACTCATTGATTGAAAAATGTTTCATTTTGTTCTCCTTAGTTTTGTGGCCTTATCTTTGGCCTGATTAATTCTGAAGGTATTTCACTTACATCACACCATCCAGCTTCAGCATTGATTTGGTTATAAAGTGTTTCGTTTTTCAAAAGAACACTCCAACAATCATTTTCGTTTTCAAACCAAATCTTTGCTTCAAGTTGATGTCCGTCAATTACATAAGCTAAAGTTAAAAGAGTAAAGAACTCCATTACGTTTCCTTTCAAACAGATAGTAGTTGCACTTATGCAGTACTGTCATTTGTTACGTTACGTCACTTTGTAGGCAACTAAATGGGTATCTAGCTGCCTACAATGTGGTAGCTGTTACGCTACCTTTTTCTTGAGTTCTGCAACTTTCTTAGCGAGTGCGCCTTTGACGTTGCGTTGCTTGCGTTCTGGTGTCCAAGCTTGACCATCTGTGATGATTGCATAGACCTGACAATCAGCGTCATGTCGTTCTGCAAGATGCTCGAGTTCGATTTCCATGTTATCAAGTCTGCGAGTGATAGCTTCGGCTCGCATGTCGCGTCCTTCTGTTACCGCAGTCTCGAAGTCAGTGATGGTATCTGCCATCTGTTTCTTCTTGTAGGTAAGTGAGTTGTAGCTAGTGTAACAGGCGTCTCGCGCCATACTAGTCATTAAGTAATCCATGTTATCACCGTTGTGATACTGAATGGTCTGTAGTTTAAGTTCAACAAGTTTAGTCATTTCTAGGTTCTCCTGTTCTTAGCGAGGACCACCCTCGCAATGACGAGGAGATGCACGGAGCAGAAACGCCCACAGGTGCTTGCAGTTTGCAAGGAGCAAAGCGAAGCGTACCTTGCAAACTGTTTCTGCCCGATGCAACGAAGGAGGAATGCGAGGTGGCCGCAGTAAAACAGAGAGAACATAGAGGTGATTCAACTGGCAGAACTTCAACGAAAGACCATGAAGGCTTTTTTAGTAGTCAATACTATATGTAGTAGTAGACGCTACGTCACAACACTAGTGACGCTACGTCACATATTGACAGGTAGTATTCAGAAAGTGTTAACGTGGGGGGAGAGAGGGAGAGGGGGGCTAGTAAATAAAACAATGGCTAGTCAGTATCTCAATCCTTCTATTTGAATGACGTCAAACTCTTAGCTATATGTTAGTAGACAGCACCTAGATAAGTGCTGCTTGCAACACTAAGAAGAAGGATACGAGATGCTTCCAGCTGATAAGAAGTTAACTGATAAACAAATGGCTCTGGTGGATATAATGGTAGCAAAAGGTTTACCAGCAGCTAAAGCCGCTGTTGAAGCTGGATATGCTGAAGGTAAATCTGGATATGTATCTGCTTACAAAGCATTGAAGACACCTCATGTGCAACAGTATATGATGCAACGAATGAATGAGGAGTTTGGACTAAGTGCTACCGTAGCGGTTAACACAGTTCGTAGGCTCTCTCAGAACGCTAAGTCTGAGTACGTTCAGCTCGAAGCAAGTAAGGATTTGCTTGATAGAGCTGGGTATAAACCTATAGACCGTTCCCAAGTACAAGTTGCAGGAGATATTAAGGTTTCTATTGACCTGACATAGGGGGGTAGGGGGAAAAACTAGTAGCTATGTTACTGTAATAGTCCCTCACTCACATTATTGGTAAAAAAGGTTTGTGCATTGCCAAGAATATTTTTTGTATGCTAAGGGTTTTTTTATGAGGAAAGAGCATAAGAATCCGAAGGGTGGTTTAACTGCTGCTGGTAGGCGTTATTTTAAGCGCACTGAGGGGGCTAATTTAAAAGCTCCAGTTAAGAGTGGCACTAATCCTAGGCGTGTTTCTTTTGCGGCTCGATTTGCTGGAATGAGGGGTCCGATGAAGGACGAGAAGGGAAGGCCGACTAGAAAGGCATTGGCATTGAAGGCTTGGGGTTTTGGCAGTGTTGAGGCTGCGCGTAATTTTGCAAGGAGGCATAAGAAGAGCTGATGTGTTTTAGTGGTCCTAGTGCAGAAAAGTTATATCAAAGACGTAAGAAGAGCTTTGGTCCTCTTCCTTCTTTGCTTATGAGTCAGGCTAAGTCTGGCAAGAAATCTATAGCGAAACCAGTGTTTCGTGATGTAAAAAGTGAGAGACGTTCATTGTTAAATCCATATAAAGGAGAAATGTAATGCCGATGGGTAAAGCGCCTAAGAAAAAGAAATCTATGTTGACTAAGAAACAGAAAACGTTGCCTACAGCTTTGAAGAGAAAGATAATGAAGGCAAAGTCGAGTGGTTCTTCTGGCGGTTCTTATTAAGATGGCTAAGAAGAAAACTCTTTTAAAGTTAACTAAGCGTCAGGAAGAAACTATGAAGCGTCACAGTAAGCATCATTCTTCTAAGCATATGAAG